ACACACAAGGTTGGGAAGCAACAAAATCAAACGACGAATCGGAAACACCTACCAAATATAATTGGAATGGCACAGCTTGGGTGTCCGAATAGGAGACTCACATGGCCAGATCTAATGGCGGAATAATCGGTAAAAGTAATCAAGCTTCTTTCGGGAAGTGTAAACTTACATCCACAACATCCACAGGATCAACTACATTTACTACACAACCAGGAACTAGAGTTGCAAGAGTTTTAGTTCTTGCAGGTGGAGGGTCTGGTGGTACCAACCAAGGTGGCGGTGGTGGAGCTGGTGGTTTAGTAGAAGTTTCTGAATTATCAGTATGTGGTAATAGAGGTTATCCAATTGTAGTAGGAGCTGGTGCTGCTGCAGGAAGCCCTCCTAATGCTTGTGGTAGTGCTGGAACTAATTCAACAGGATTTTGTTTAACAGCAGTTGGCGGTGGAAAAGGTGTAAGTGTAACTCAAGGTGAACCTGGCTCTCCTCCTACAGGAGGAGATGGTGGTGGTGGTGGATCAGGTGGTGGTGGATCTGGAGCTTATTATCAAGTAACAGCAGGTGGTGCTTCTAATCAATCTTGTCAACCTGGTTTATCAGGTTCATGTGGTCATGGAAATGCAGGAAGTGGAAATACAGGACCAGCAGCATCAACTCCTAGTAACACAGCATCAGGTGGTGGTGGAGGAGCAGGTGGAGCTGCTCAAAACGCTACTGTTTCTCCAAACGTAGCTGGTGTTGGAGGAAATGGTAAAGCAAGTGATATAACAGGTTCATGTGTAACTTACGCTGGTGGTGGAGGTGGAGCTACTTCTGGTCCAAGTGGTTCACCAGCAGGAGCCGGTGGTCCAGGTGGAGGTGGTGCAGGAGCAAATTCAGGTGGTGCAGGTTCAGGCACAGTTAACACTGGAGGTGGCGGTGGTGGTCAAGATGATAACAGTGGACCATCAGGAGCAGGTGGCTCAGGAATCGTAGTCGTAAAAGAATTAAACAAAGCAAGTGGTGTGTGGTCAATGCAAAGTGTATTTAGCGCAAGAAATCAAGGAACATGGCCTGATGGAACTGTTATGGTAGAGTTAAATTATTTAATAGTCGCTGGCGGTGGTGGAGGTGGTGGTAATAGTGCTGGAAACTCTGGTGGTGGCGGTGGAGGTGGTTACAGATCTCTTACTCAACAAGTAGCTTTAGGTACTTCAACCGATTACCCTATTGTTGTTGGTGGTGGCGGTGGTGTTCAATCACAAGGTAGTACAAGTTCAGCTTTTTGTAATTCATCAACTGGAGGTGGACGAGGTGGTAATTATGCTTCACCAAATCCAGGTGGACCTGGTGGATCAGGTGGTGGTGGCGCTCAAACAGGAGCTCCAGGTGGATCAGGAAATGCAGGTGGATATTCTCCACCAGAAGGATTTAACGGTCAAGCGTCCGCAGGTGTAAACGGTGGTGGTGGAGGTGGAGCTGGTGGAAGTGGAACTGGAGGAGGTGGTAGTCCTGGTGGGGCTGGTGGAAATGGTGGTCCAGGTAGTAGTTCTTCGCCAGTAGACTGTACAACAAGAGCTGGAGGTGGTGGTGGTTCTGGTCACTCTGGAGGATCAGGTGGATCAGGTGGTCCAGGCGGTGGTGGTAAAGGAGCTTCAGGATCAGTATCAGGATCAACTAACACTGGCGGTGGTGGTGGTGGTGGCGGTGAAGGTGATGGTGGTAAAGGTGGTGGATCAGGTGTTGTTCTTGTTAGAGGACCAAGTGCAATTACTTTTTCAGCAACTCCTGGAGGATCAATTTCAACTCACCCAGGTGGAGATAAGATAGCTACATTCACAGCTTCGGGAACATTGACAGTTTCATAATTGATCTAGATCAATTCTTTTTATTTCTCTTTACTTTAATTATAACTAAGTTATAAATATTATATAAAGACATATGAACCTTACAAACTATTATTGGTATTTTCAATCAGCCGTTCCAGAACGTATCTGTGATGATATTGTAAAATATGGTCATCAAATGCAAGATCAAATGGCAGTCACTGGCGGTTATGGCGATGGTAAAAAATTAAATGCAAAACAAACAAAAGATTTAAAAAAGAAAAGAAACTCAGACATTGTTTGGATGAATGATAGATGGGTTTATAAAGAAATACAACCTTATGTGCATCAAGCAAACGCTAACGCTGGTTGGAATTTTAATTGGGACTTTAGTGAGTCTTGTCAGTTTACAAAATATAAAAAAGGCCAGTATTATGATTGGCATTGTGATAGCTGGGATCAACCTTATCAACGACAACAAGGTGATCCATCACATGGTAAGATTAGAAAACTATCTGTAACAGTTACTTTATCTGATCCAAAAGATTATAAAGGTGGAGAACTAGAATTTGATTTTAGAAATTTAGATCCAGATAAAAAAAGAAACGTTAAAAAATGTACAGAAATATTACCTAAAGGATCATTGGTTGTGTTTCCTTCATTTGTATGGCATAGAGTATGTCCTGTTAAAAGTGGAGAAAGAAACAGTTTAGTAATATGGAACTTAGGATATCCATTTCAATAAAGGAAAAATATGAAAAAGAAAAAAACTAGAAAACAAAAAACAAGAAAAAAACTAGAAGAGATGTCATGTGGTAGTGCAGATGGATATCCTCAACAATTACAATTAGAAGAATTTTTTAAATGTCCTATATGGTTTGCAGATGAACCAAAATTTGTAGATAGTTTAAATAAAGCATCAGACAAATATATTGAAGCATCAAAGAAAAGTTTAAAACCAGCTATTGATAAACGTAATAAAAAGTTTGGTGACAAAGGAGACATGGGTCATGTATTTCATTCAACAACATTAATTGGTGATCCTAACTTTAAACAATTACAAGATTATATAGGTGCAACAGCACATAACTTATTAGGTGAGATGGGTTTTGATATGTCTGGTCATCAGTTATTTACTACAGAAATGTGGGTACAAGAGTTTGCTAAAAAAGGTGGAGGACACCATACTTTACATACTCATTGGAATGGTCACATATCTGGTTTCTATTTTTTAAAAGCAGATGAGTCTACATCTTTACCAATGTTCGAAGATCCAAGACCAGGTAATGTTATGAATTTATTACCAGAAAAAGATAAAACAAAAGTAACCTATGCTTCATCTCAAATTAGTTATCAAGTTAAACCAGGTAGAATTATGTTCTTTCCATCATACATGCCTCATCAATACATTGTAGATATGGGTTATAATCCGTTTAGATTTATACATTGGAATTGTCAGGCAATACCAAAAGGAGTATTAAATGCTAATGTCTAATAAAAATTTTAAAAAATCTTTTATAAATACTATCTTAAATTCTGATACTAAAAACAAAGAGTCTGATGATTTTGTTAGAATGTTTTTAAAAGATATACAAAAGAAATTAAAAAGGATAAAAAATGTCATTCAAAAAAAATAAATATACAGTATTAAAAAAAGCTATCTCACCTGAGATTGCAGAGTTTGTTTACAAATATTTCTTGAACAAAAGAGAAGTTGCAAGATTTTTATTTGATCAAAAATATATTTCACCTTTTACAGAATACTTTGGTATATGGAATGATGAACAGGTACCAAATACTTATTCACATTACAGTGATATTGCAATGGAGACTTTATTAAAAGAAGTAAAACCTGTAATGGAAAAACATACAAAATTAAAATTATCTGAGACTTATTCATATGCAAGAATATACAAAGAAGGTGATGTCCTAGCTCGTCACAAAGATAGATATTCATGTGAAATATCTACTACATTAAATCTAGGTGGTGACCCATGGCCCATTTATCTTGATCCAACAGGTAAACAAGGTCAAGCGGGTGTTAAAGTGAGTCTTGAACCAGGAGACATGTTAATCTATTCTGGTTGTGATCTTGAACATTGGAGAGAAGAATTTAAAGGCAAGAACTGTGGACAAGTATTTTTACATTATAATAAAGCTAGTTCTAAAACAGCTAAAGAAAACTACTTAGACAAACGACCTTTACTAGGTGCACCTGCTTGGTTCAAAGGCGTGAAGTTGACAAAATCTAAAAAATAGTCTATACATTAGGCTTGCAGGGGGATGATCCACCACAGATTCCCTCTGCTTTTAATCTGTTGCTCTCAATAGAAATGTGATATAACCTACATAAACGGATTAATTTATGTTACAAAAAATAGGCTTTCAACCAGGATTTAATAAACAAATTACAGAAACCACAGCCGAAGGACAATGGGTTGGTGGAGATAATGTACGTTTTAGATATGGTACACCTGAAAAGATAGGTGGCTGGTCACAGTTAGGTGAGTCTAAACTTACAGGAGCTGCAAGAGCTTTACATCATTTAGTCAATAAATCTGGTAACAAGTTTGCAATCATAGGTACAAACAGGATTTTATACGCTTACACAGGTGGTGTATTTTATGACATTCATCCTATCAAAACTACAACAACATTAACTAATGCATTTAGTACAACGAATGGTTCAACAACGGTTACATTAACATTCAGCACGGACCATAATATAGCAGTCAACGATATTTTACTTTTAGATAATTTTACAGCTATTACAAACTCTAACTATTCAGCATCAGACTTTGATGATAAAAAATTTATGGTGACATCTGTTCCAACAGGAACAACTTTAACTATTACAATGCCATCATCAGAGACAGGTTCAGGTGCTACAGCATCTGGTGGTATCAGAGTACAGCATTATTATCCAGTAGGACCCGCAGAACAATTACCCGGCTTTGGTTGGGGATTAGCTGCATGGGGTGGAACTGTAACAGGTGAAGCAACTACTACTTTAAATGGTGGTATCAATGCTGTAACTACAACTATTGTATTAACAGATGCATCTTTGTTTCCAACATCAGGTACAAACTTTATACAAATAGGATCAGAAGAAATTTCATACACAGGTATAAGTAGTAATACTCTAACAGGTGTTACAAGAGGGGTTAGAAATACAACAGCAGCAACTCATTCAAATGGAGCAACCATATTAAATAGTTCTGATTATATTGCATGGGGTGAAGCAGCATCAGGTGACTTAGTTATTGATCCCGGTTTATGGTCTATTGATAACTTTGGCGACAAAGTAATTGCATTAATTCATAATGCACAAGTATTTGAATGGGATTCAAATGCAACAAACGCTGTAACAAATAGAGCAACTATTATTAGTGGTGCGCCAACAGCATCACGTGATATGTTAGTATCTACTCCTGATAGACACTTAGTATTCTTTGGAACAGAAACAACGATTGGAACACCATCTACACAAGATGAAATGTTTATTAGATTTTCAAATCAAGAAGATATCAACACTTATCAACCAACAGCGGTTAACACAGCAGGTACACAAAGACTTGCAGATGGATCTAAAATTGTAGGTGCAGTTAGAGGTAGAGATGCAATCTATGTTTGGACTGATACATCTTTATTTACCATGAGATTTATTGGTCAACCATTTACATTTGGTTTTCAACAAGTAGGAACTAACTGTGGTTTGATTGGACAGAACGCTGCATTAGAAGTTGATGGTGCTGCATATTGGTTTTCAGAAAATGGTTTCTTTAAATACTCTGGTAACCTTGAGACTATGATTTGTTTAGTAGAAGATTTTGTTTTTGATGATTTAAATACAACAGCTAACCAATTAATTAATGTTGGATTAAATAATTTATTTGGTGAGATTACTTGGTTTTACTGTACGGAAAGTTCAACTGTAATTAATAGATGTGTAACATATAACTACATGGACTCAACACCACAAAGACCTGTATGGACTACAGGAACTTTATCAAGAGGTGCATGGCAGGATTCATCTGTGTTTGGTTTACCACACGCAACTAGTTTTACTGCAGGTGATGATTCATCGTTTGATGTAGTAGGAAACACTGAAGGAAGCACAATATACTTTGAACATGAAAAAGGAACGGATGAAGCATTGGCAAGTGGTATAAATGTAGTTACCTCTAATATTGAATCAGGAGACTTTGATATTACAGCACAAAGATCTAGACAAGGTCAACAAACAGGTGTTGCAACATTCCAAGGAGATGGTGAATTTATTATGAAGATTAGAAGATTTATACCTGACTTTTTATCTCAAACAGGAAATACACAAGTAACTTTACAGCTTAGAAATTATCCAAATAGCTCGCAAGCAAGCTCACCACTTGGCCCCTTTACAATTACCAGTTCTACTGATAAAGTAGATACACGTGCAAGAGCAAGAGCCATGTCTTTGAAAATAGCTAATACAGCTGCTAATCAAAGCTGGAAGCTTGGTACGTTTAGATTAGACACGCAACCAGACGGAAGAAGATAATGGCTACATTAGCACAATTAGCACAAGCATATTTAAATCAAGGATTACC